CCCCCGTCCCATCGCCCCGCCCGCCGAAGGCTGTCGCCTGTTGGTTGAGGTATTGTTGGTTCATGATTTGGCGTCCGGTGTTTGGCATGCCGATGATCTGGTCACCGATCATGGCTTGCTCGCGGGGTTTCTTCTTGAGGAACCGCTCCAGGTAACTCCCGTCAAACCCCAGCTGCTCACCGTGGCTTTTCATGAAGTCCGCATAGGCGACACCCTTGGCGTCCAGGGCTTTGTTCTCCGCGTATTGTCCGGCCAGGGCGCCGGCCGCCTGGAAGAGCTGGTTGGTCATCTGCTGCATGTTCTGCCGCTGGTTCTGCTGGTTCTGTTGTTCGATCTGATAGAATTGTGCTGGTGTCATATTTGTTCTCCTTGGTTTTGTTGGTTAAATGTTTAGGACATTGCGCCGCCAGCGGCCCCGGCAACGCCGCCGAGCAATGCGCCCGGTATTGCTCCTATGCCCCCGGCCGGAGCGCCCGCGATTGCCCCCATGGCCGCCCCGCTAAGCGCACCCATGCCAGCGCCCATCATATTCATCCCTCCGCCGCTAAACTGCCCACCCGAATACATCGGGCTCAGCCCCTGTGAGCCGCCGACCATGGCCATAGAATTCTGCGTCAGGTTCGCATACGGCGAGCCCATGCCCATTGCAAGGATAGCGGGGTTGGTTCCCATGCTGAAATTGTAGGCGTCCCGGCCGAGGCCCATCCGCCGCATGCGCTCCTGTTCCGCGAGCTGGGCCGACGTGCCAAGAATGCCCAAGTCTTGAGCCCGGCGCTGCTGGACGAACCGGTCACGGTTAAGCAGCTCCGCGCCGATACCAGCATTGCCCGTTGCCATTCCCCGGGCGGCCATGGCCGACCTTGCCTGCTGCGTGGCGTCCCGAGTGTCTTGGGCCGACAGCATGCCGGCCCGCTCGCCGACTGCACCTTGCAACTGTTCCTGGAGTCGCGTGTATTCCGGCGCCGCTGACTGCGCGGCGTCGAGCTGACCGAGAAGGTTGGCCCGGCGGCGCGTTTCGTCGGGCAAGGCCGCCTCGTAGCTGGCGCGGAGCCGCGGGTCGCCGAGGAGCTTGAGGCCAAAGTCAATGTTGCGCCGGCTTTCCTGCCGCGAGGTGTTGCCGGCGGCGACCGCCATAGCTGGCAACTCCTCGCGCTGGATGGTGAGCTGTTGCCGCAGTAGGTCTGATGATTGCTTCGTGTCGAGTGTTGGTGGTGTTGCTGATCCTGATCCCATAATTACTCCTTTTGCTTTCGTGTTCGTTTCAAAATGTCCACGCACCGGCGGGCGCGTATGTGGCCGTCGTTGCGGCGTTGCCAGAGGACGTATTCGTGCGGCTTGGCCGCCGAGCTGAGAAACCTCTCGTGCGCATTGGCCCCGTCGCCGGCCGCCGCCAGCTGGACATACCAGGCATTGGGCTCGCCAGGCGTGACGCTCCGCGAGGCCGCGTCCCAGCGGACCTCCTGGCCCATGACGAAGACATCGTTAAACGACACGACAAACCCGTCCGGCCGGGCAATGTTAGCCGCCAGGGCGAGGCCAAAGTTTTGTCCAGGGAAATACTGGTCATACCATTGGTGCGCTTTTTCCCATGGGGTCATGTTAGCCAAAGACGACCACGGAGACCTCTGCACGGTTGGCCTCGCTCACCGTGTTTCCGGTGTAGACCGAAAATGACGCCGTGGTCCGGTTCGTCGTCGCGGTCGATTCCGCGTTGGCGGCCGTATCAAGACTGCCGGCCGAGGCCACGGCAGAATAGTTGGCCGAAGGCAGCGCCGTGGTGAAGGTGACGGTGTAGTCTCCGGTGCCATTGCGCGTCACGCTGGCCACATTGCCTGACCCGCGGATGCCGCGGGCGTAGGTCAGCGTTCCGGTTGTGATTCCGGTCGCCGCCGTCTGAAAGGTAAAGCTGTTGGCATCGACAAACGTGATCTCCGCGCTCGCCGTGTTAGCCGCCGTGTGCAGCCCTGTGTCAGTCGCCGAGGAAATCACCAGCTTGTTGCCTGTGGTCAGTCCATGCGCCGCCTTGGTGACCGTTACCGTGGTTGTCGTGCGGCTGTAGCTGGCGCCGGTCACGTTGGTCATCACGCCATCAAAGTTGACCCAAGCACGGCAGCCAAAGATCGGCGCCGACCCGGTCTGGGCGCCGTTGAGCTTAGCGGCGGTGATGGACGCATCGATTACGTTGGCCGTCGTCACGGTGATCGCCGCGGGCAGGGCGCCGGTTGCGATCTTGGACAGCGCAATTGCTGCAGTGGGCGACACGTCGGCGTTGACAATCGTCTCACCGTCCAAAGCCACGGCCGGCGATTGCGCACTGTTGAGTTTGGCCGGAGTGATGACCTCGCCGGAGACGAAGCCATTTGGGGTGTTGTAGCCCTTGGTGACGGTGAATGTTGCCATAGTGATTAAGCTGCGTTGCGGGTGTCGGTTTGCGGGAGTCCCTCCAGCGCCGCCTCGATCGAGACATTGCGGATCTCGGGGCGTTGGAGGTTGGTCTGAAAGATGAGTTCGGCGGCGTGCGCCTTGCGCCGGATGGGTTGCTTGAGCGTGTAGTCTTCCTCCGCGCCGGTATCGTTACTTTGCCCAGGCACCAAGGTGACCGTGGCGTCCGGGTTGAAGAGCTTCGCCTGGACCGTGATTGAGCCGGCGTTGGGCAGGACAACATCGCTCAGAGCGCGGGTGAATCGCTTGCTGTGCATGTTGCCCATATTGTAGCGCCGCGTCCTAATCGTCCCGATGACCAGGCCCACATTGCTCCCGCTTGGCTCGTCGTCGGTGCCGTCATCCTTCTCGTCAAGGAGGAAGAGGCTGCCGGTCCGGCGCACGTTGAAAACGCGGCGGACATTGCCGTAGGTGCCGACGATGAGCGCGTCCACACCGATGCCGTAGGTGTCGCGGCTCTCCCACTGGTCATTGAGGGCCGAGTAGGTGATGACCAGATCATTCGTCTCATCCGGCGAATCGATCGTGGGGACAGCCAGGGTATAGCGGTTGTTGTGCCACAGCCCAAAGGCCCGCTGCACCTTGCTCTGGTCGATGCGCTCAAACTGGTCGGCGACCGGATCACTCAGCGGCTTGGTGTCGCCGCGCAATTTTAGATCAAGTTGCGTATCGAGGCGATAGACGCCGGCGTCCGAGAGGAAGAAGACGTAGCGCCCGGCCGTGGCGATGCTGTTGCGGGCCGAGCAGCCGATCTCGTCGGTGATCAGCTGCAAACTTGGCGCACGGACTGAGTTTGCCACATCTACGAGAAATTCGGTGCCGTCCTCGCTGGGATACTGCGCCAGCGTAGCCAGCCAGATGCTCTTGCGGGCGAAGACCAAGGCGCTGCCATCAACCCAAGGATGCACTGCGACAATGTAGTCACTGCCCCCGGCGCCGGCGCGGAAGCTCTGCCAGATGGGATCGTAGAGGTCGGCGTCCAGCACGTCACTGATCGCCACTTGGTCGCGGCCGTCAGGGATGACGAGGCGGTTGCTGATGTAGGCCGCCCACGCAACGCTGCGCATCTTTTTGTAGGTTGGACCTTCAGCAGGAATGCCGCCCGCAGCCCGGACAAAACTGCCAGTGCCGGTCCAGTAGATCGGCGGCTTGACGCGGCGAAGGCGCAGCCCAGCAGTTAGGTCGCTGGCCGTGCCGCTCGGAACTGCGATGGTAAAGGTGTGGTCGGTCTTGGTAGCGACATCGAACTCATGTCCGTCCAAGGCCGCCGCCGATCCGGCGGTTAGGCGGATGCGGTTGCCCACGATGTAGCCGTGGCTCTTGCTGAAGATGGTGGCGGTGGTCGAGCTGACCACGGCGCTGACCGGCGTGAGAGTGTGCGTTCCGCTTTGGGTGCCGGAGGTGTTGACGGCCGTCCCGCCGCTGGTCGTGCTGATCTGCAACGTGTCGGTCGCCTTGTTAATGACGTAATACACCGTCCCCGCCGTCACGCCGGTCGGCAAGGCGCCGGTCGTGCTGAAGACCACGGCCATGCCATTCTCCAAATTGTGGGCAGTTTTTGTGACCACGGCCGGCGAGGCAATGGTCATGGTCGCCGCGCCCGCCTCGACATCAGTTCCGCGCCCCACTTCGGCAAACGTGCCGGTCTGCGCCGCCTCGCGGAGCACGTAGAGCCGGTCGAAGGCTTGCACCACCGAGACATTGTCGGTCGGCTCGATGATCTCATCGGCAGGATAGCCCACCGTCTCCACCGTGTCTGTCGGCGAGGTGTTCCGCCAGAGGTAGGCTTCGCTCGGCCCGGCCATCACGATATACTCGGCGGCGTTCTCGTAATTTTGGGAGGCGAAGACGCCGGCGCCGAAGATCCCGCCGCCGTAGGTCGTCTTGACTATTGGACCCTTGTTGGCCAACAGCGTCCCAGTGGCGTTTAACGTCGGCGTGCCGGTCATGGTATACTGAAAGCTGCTCCCGCCGGCCGCACTAATCACGAAGTCGCCGTTATAGAGTGCAGCGTTAGGAGCGGCGGCGCCGCGGATGTTCACCTGGTTGCCGTTGGCGTAGCCGTGAGCGGCGGTTGTGGTCACGGTGGCCAAGGTGCCGCTGAAGGTGATCGAGGTGATCGCCTTATCGGCGGCGAGGTCAAAGGAAAGGGTAAGCGGTTCGTCTGCTGTCGAGATTGTATCGGCCAGCCGCTTGGCGCCCTTGCGGGTCTGCGCCGTGCCGCGCTCTAGGCGCATGTTGACCGAATCTTGCAGCATGCCCGCCGGCAGGGTCAGCGGATTCAAGCGCGACGCGAAGCCAAGGAAACCTTGGTCGCCGTCACGTTGCACTGGAGAGTCAATGGCCATTAGTTCAGTGCTGCTTCTAGCTTGCTCTTAAATCGTATTGCGTCGGCGGCCGATATGTCCGTCTTCCTGCTTGGGCTGACCTGCTGGTGCGTCACGACCATCGACATCGGGATGCCCCACTTGCGCAGGCGCGGGGCTAGGTATTCGATGGCGGATGCCATGGCATCGTCGCCCAAGGGGTAGTCATAGGTGTTGCCCTCCCAGGCCACGCCGAGGGACCAGCTATTAAGGTCAGGGCGCCCCATCCAGTTGCTTCGGCCCGCATGCCAGGCGCGTTCGCTGTCGTTGCAGAACACGGTGCGGCGGCCGTCTCGGGCGATGAGGACGTGGTAGGACACTTTACTGGCGGGGTTGGCGATCCACTCGCAGCCGCCCCGGTAGCTCCCGTCGCTGTGATGCAGGACTACCGCCTCCGGCCGGATCGCGTTGCTGCCCTTGTTCGGCGTGTGGACCCTTCGCTCGTCGTAGGTGGTCTTGGGCGGCTCGACGGTGAAGCTCGGACTGGATACGGAGACAGAGTTCGGCCAGGCCGGCGCTGGGGTAGCGGCGGACTTGCTGCCAAATAGTCTCTTGATCCACGTCCACATTGGTTACTTTTTGTATCCGTCCGTTTTTGGCTGGGTGTAGGTCACGGTGGCTTGTTGTTTCAGAAAATCGTAGCCCACCGTCACGCAGCCGGCCCCAAACATGAGGTAGGCGGCGATGACCAAGCCAGCGGCGACAAACTTAGCCGCGAGCATTGTTGTCCTTGGCCATCACAAGTCCCCAGGCGGCGGCCAACGAAGCGGCTATGAGGCCAATGTCAGGCAGGCTGCCGGTGGTGAGAAATTCTCTGGCCCCGGTGGCCAGGGCGATTAGGGCGGTCAAGACGCCGAGGGTTGTCGTTTTCCAGTTGCGCATATTATTTGTTCTTCTGTTGTTGTTTCTTCCGAAGGTCGTGAAGGACCGAAATTAAAGTGACGACGCCGACCGCGAGCCCGACGCAAAGGCCGGCTACCCGGAGGTAGAGCTCCAGGTGGCTCACCATGGAGACGACCGCGCTGCCAAGGCTGGCAAAAGTTCCGAGAGCGCCGCGTTCCACGGTTGTGAGGTGCGACTGCCAACTCATGGCCTGTAAAGCGGCGGAGGCATATTTTGTAGTGCCGTTTCAATTCCTTCTTGCGGCCATTCTCTTTCGCTTTTTATGTCTGGGCCGTAATTTTTTACCCGCAGAACAAACGCCCCATCTGCTCTTTTTATGAAGCACAGCACACGAAATCCAGATCCATTCATTGACACATAAGAGTCTGTCCGAATTGTGACGTTTGGTGCTATAACTTGAGGTCTGACACGTTGTCCGCCATTGGCAAGAGCGTCAGCGTAAGCCGTGTCGATAGCTAAATTGATTGCTGTAATATCCATAGTGACTACGGCTCAAATCCGTTTCCGTTGTTGTAGAGTTGTGCAATTTCCCCGCTTGTAAGTGCGCGACTCCATAGACCTACGGCGTCCATCAGAAGATCTCCCTGCTGGTCTTCAAACAGCGATTGCAACCTTACGTCAGGGGAATTCTCAAAACCGTCCCATGTGCCGCTATCAGCCAGCACTCCGTTTACATATAGGGAAATAGCATTATCCTCGTTGGTAGCAACGCAATGAGTCCAAACATTTCGGACAAATCCCGCAACTTGCAAGTTTTCAATAGAGCCATTGTTGAATTCCAGAATATTGCTGGAAGTGACATTAAATAGCCACGCACCAGCAGTTCCCGTTCCAAGAAAAACAGTAGCTTGTGTGTTCTCTTGGATGTTGACCCACGCCGAAATACCAAAATCCGTGTCTGCTGTGTTGAATACAACATTGGAAGTCAAAGAACTTATATTGGTTTTGGACAGACTCGCAGCATTGCCTATTTTTCCCGCGACAAAAGTCACGCCGTTGTTATTCGTTAGCGTGTTGCCGTTGCCACTTGCATCCGTTAGGTCAGCAAGTTTCCAAAACGCCGAAAGCCCCGCACTTGGAAATGCTGGGGAGGTCGCGGCGGTCGGTCGGGCCAACGACAATATCGGCGACAAGATCATCTTAATTCTGGTAGGCAACAATGCGGCCGCTGTGCAGGTCGATGGCGGTGAAATAGCCAAAGATCGTGCTGCCGGCCGGAATGACCGGCGCACTGGCCTCCGTCGTGTTGGCAATGTCAGCAATGTTGCCGGTCAGCGTGTGGAACTTGGCATCGGCCAGGACTTGCACGGCGAGCCATTGCCCGGTGCGCGGATTTGTGTCGGCGATGTAGTTGCCGCCGCTTAGACCATTCGTGATTTTGTTGTTAGGGAATCCCATAGTTTTGTCTTTAGTGTTTAGTTTTCAGTGTTCAATTGGGTCCGTCATCAGGCGTTGTAGGCGATGACTCGACCGCTGTGCATTTTGATCGAGGTGAACTTGCCACATAGCGTGGTGCCGGCCGGGATTGTCGCGGAGAAAAAGGCGCTTGCCTCGGCCGCCAAGACCGAGCTCGGGTCGTCGGCAATGTTGCCCGTTAATACGGAGAACTTCGTGTCGGCAAGGACCTGGATGGCGAGCCAGTCGCCGGTGCGCTGGTTGGTATCGCCCATGTAGGCGCCGCCAGAGAGGCCATTGGTAATTTTGCTGTTAGGGAATCCCATGGTTTTCCGTGTCAGTAAGGCCCGACGTTGGCGGTCCATCGGCGGACTTGGCGTTGTTGAAGGGTGAATTTCTCGGTCTCCTTGACGAGACTTAGCTCGGCCCTGCCATACATGACCTGGGCTTTGTCGAGCTGTCCGTCTTCGGTCAAGAGGTCGCCGGTCAAAGAGAACTTGCAGTAGTCGGCAAGGATCTGCGGGACGGTCTGCGCGAGGGCCGTGGCGAGGACGGGCGAAACAACAAGGCCGTTGGGGTCGCGGGGCTCGGCCGCCGGGGTCAGCCGGAAGCGGACGTAGATGGTGTCAGGGCAGTCGCTCGGCAGGCGGATCTTGTCGAGATCGAGGGAGAAATGGATCTCACGGGGCGAGGCGTGTGTGTTCGGATTGTCCTGGTAGACCGAGAAAACGTCACCAATCACCGTAGGTGTCGGGCTGCCGGTTTGCTCAAGATCAAGATAGATGTCCTCGTCCACGCCGGTCTGCACCGTACGTTCTTCCGTGCGGCACAAATCCGGCCAATCGTAGAACTCCCAGGCGGCGCGGAGGTGGCTGGCGAGATTGTCCACCATGATCGTCTTGGTGGTCGTCGGCAAATTTTCGATACTGCTCCCATCCAACCCAGCGCGGCTCGCCGCGTTGGCCACGATGCTGGAGACGGTCACGGTTTTCATGGCGCGGTCTGCATCATCTGGCCTTGCAGCGCGGGGACGGCGCCGACCCGGCCGATCTGGGCGTTTTGGGTTTGCTGCACTTGGAAGGCGAAGGCTTTCAAGCGGGCTTCGATCATGGAGCGGAATATTTCGTCCGACTGAAATCGCTGGGCGACGGCGGGGTTGGCCTGGACAATCCCCTGGAGGACTTGGGTGCGGAGCTGGGCGTTCATGCCCTCGGTCGGCAAGGGCGGCTCGGTCCCCGCGGCGATCTTGGTGTAGGCGAGCTGCTCGTCTTCGGCCTCCTGGGCGGTGGCGACTTCCTGCGGGCGCACGATCTTCTGAGCCAGCGACGGGTCGATGGCATTCATCACGAATTGGACGAGGCCGGCACGGTCAATCGTGCCGGCCACGTCGAGGGGAACAGCCAGGCGGGTGATCGCGTCGAGGCGCTTGGCCAGCAGCTCAACGTCCAGATCCCGGACGTCGTATTCCGCGACCAAATCAAAACGCCCCTGGATGCCCTCGCGGGTCAGTTGGAAGGGCGCGGGCATGGCGCCGGCCACGCGGAAGAATTCGATATCCGTGATGTATTGCTGCATCAAGGCAAAGGCCTGGGCGACCATGGCCTTGCAGCTGCGGAGCCAGCGGTCGACCTGCGTCTGCTGCTGCAGCATGGTAAGCGGCTGCGGCACGCTGTTGGCGAACCGGCCGAAGTATTGGTCGACGTCGGCCCGGGTGCTGGCCTCGATCTCGATCGTTCCCTGGTCAAAGCGCGGTGGCTCCATCCAGCCGAATTCATTGGGCCGCCGCTCGGGGATCTGGGCGCCAGGGCCGAAGACGAGATTTACTTTTCCTCTATTGCTCGGCACGCGAATTGGGGGAAGCACGGCGATACTGGAACGGTCGGATCGGAAATCCCGCTGCGTCTTGATCTCGAGCTGTTGGGACTCGACCAGCTCGGGGACGCCGCGGCTTTCCAGAATGTTGCGGCTGACGCGCTCGCGGCAGAATTCGACGAAGGGGTATTGCTGGTGATGATACGGGAGCAGCTCGGAGAGCCCGGTCACGTTCGAGACGCTCTCGTGCAGGACGCTGTAGGTGATCCGGGTGGTCTGGTCTTTGTTGTGCTGCTTCTCGTAGTAGTGCCAGAGCTCGATCATCTCCCGCTCCGTATCGAGGTTGATCAGCTCTTGCCGGTAGTAATTGCGGATCGGCCGGCGGTAGGCGCCTTTGTGCTTGAGGGCAGACTCGACGAATTCCTCGTCGTAGCCGGCCGTGACGATGCGCTCGCGCAGCTCGGTTTCGCTCACCACTTCGCGCCAGGCGACGAAGCGGGCGCGTTGCAGGTCGCCGGTTTGGGCGGGGAAGTAAATGTCCTCCCATGGCTCGAGGGCGACAAACTCCGGGCGGTTCTCAAAGATATACGGGTTGTCGTATTCGGCCGAGCCGGTGTTGCGCAGGTCGCGGATCACGCTCACCTTGGCCGCGGCCGGGCTGACCAGATCCTTGAGCATACGCACGGCGTCCGCTTCCTGCAGGGGATCGAGGATGCTCTCGAGCAGGATCTGGATCATGGGGTCGCCGGTTTCGGCCAGCATGGCTTGAAATTCGTCCAGGCTGATCGTCTTGCGCTCGGTGCGGGTCGTCCGGCGCCAGTTGATCGCCATGATGCCGAGCCCATACATCTCCTGGTATTGGGCGACCAACTCGATCTCGCGCCTCAGGTCGTCGGCGGCGTGCTGGAAAAGCATCCAACGCAGGGCGGTTTCCGCGGCAACCTTCGAGGCGGCGTCACCTGTCTCGATCGGTTGGAGCTGGAGCTTGCTGCGGAAGAAGGCGTTGGAAAGCAGGGAGACATTCTCGTTGACGATCTGGTCGGCCAGGCGCACGCGGGCATCCGAGGCGCCTTCCCAGGGGAAAGCCTGCCGGCCGAGGGCTTGCGACTTCTTGCGGCCGCTCGGGTCTTGTCCGTTCCAGAGAGCGTGCCGGGTTTCGTAATTCCTCTGCTTCTTGTCCAGGTAGCCGCCGACATCGGACTCGGCCTCTTGGATGTTGAGCAGGTAGCCGCGGATCGTTTCGACGTCGGGGGCGCCGAGGACTGCCGACGTGTCGTAGCCGGACGCCATCATCACGCGGATTGCCAAACGGCCGGCGGGCAGATGCCGGTGTTTTCACTGGGGTTGCAGTCGAGGCCGGCGAAGCTGACTCGAGTTTTGCTGGATGTTGACTGGACCCGACATTCCGGGTTGTCGCGCAGCAGGCTCTTCCACCAATCCTTCTGGCGCGTGATGCCGGGGTGGCGGCGCTCCCAGTCGATGAAGCTGAAGGCGTCGATACTGGCGACGTGCTGCCCTACCCCTTCGATGTGGGCGTGCTCGATGCGTGCATTGGCCGCGGCGATACGGAGCTGGCGGGCCTTGGCATTGACTGCTTGGGCATACCAACCGCGGCAAAGCTCCTCTTTCACAAGGGAGCCGAGTTCACCGTCAAGAGAGTCGAGCATATTAAAAAATGAACGCTGAGAGTGAAACCTGTGGTGAGGTGCCAGTGCTCAGCATTCCTTTGGTAAATTTGCGGGCCCGGCCGGGATCAATCCCATTCCCATGTCCGTTGCAAACAAGCTGCTCCGGCCGGGCCGCAAATGTGTCTCGCTACTTCATCGGTTAGGTCAGCGTGTCGAGCTGAGCGACTTCCAGGAAGATGTGAATCTCCCCGGCGTCGAGCTCGGCCAGGTCATACGCCGCCATGGAGGCGAAGTTGGCGACGATGGCGGTGGCCCCAACGTAGGCGAACGGGATGGTCGAAGCATGGGCCTTGGCCAGCACCTCGGAGGCGTTGTTCAGGTTGACCTGCTGCGATGCGATCACGCGGTCCGTGTCGCCAGAATCGCCGACGATAAGGACGTTGTTGTTGTAGGCCGCCGTGCCGGTCTTCTCGAAGGGTGTCTTCAAGTAGGTGGCGGCGGACTTCACAACCGAGTTGGCCGGCAGGGTGATCAGGGTGATGTCCTGCGCGGTGTTGTCGGCCGATGTCGTCAGGTCGGTATGATCGATGACGAAGCGGTAGTTGTAACCACGAGGGGACTCGTGGAGTGAGCGGAATGCGTTGGTTGTCATAATGCTGATTTCCTTGGGTTAGTGATTAATCCGCGGTGCTGGCGATTTTGCCGAACATCAGGGGGTTATCGACCTGGAGGCCGGCAATGGTGTCAACGATGCCGCGGGGACCGCCACCTTCGTCGTCGAGGGGCATGTAGCGCGGGCGCCGGTTGTAGCGAATGTGCACCGCATCCATGTCCAGGATGTAACCACGGCGCAGCTGCGAAGCGGCGACCTGGTCCTTAGCCAGAAATAGGGATGGGGTCAACACGAGCTCGCCGAAGTCACCGACAAAAAGATCGACCTTGGCGTAGTATGACGCGTCGGCGGAGTCTTGGTTGAAGAGACGCACGGAGCTGCCGGTGTTGGCGCTGCCAAACTGGGTCTGTTGAAAACCCGTGAAACGGCGCTTGAGGGTGGGTCCGCAGAGGAGCGTGTAGCTCTTCACCTTGCCGGTCTGCTCGTAAAGCGACTGGAGCAGCGCCTGGATGGTGCTGTCGGTGATGCTATTCGTTCCGGTCGTGCTGATCGAGGCGGCCGGGGTGCGATAGGCTGCGGGGACGGCTGTAGCCGAATCCGATTGCACAGAGTTGGAAATCCAACTGCCCAATCCACGCGTGGTGAACGGGGTTACGCCGGATTGTTCCGTGCTGTCGCGGTCGGAGCAGAACACACTCTCCAAATCGCGGGCGATTTCCTGGAGGCTCTTCGTGACGGCTCTCGCCATCTCACGCTTGCGTCCGATGCCGGCGACGTCAGAAACTGACTCGGCGAGATCGTCGATTTTGGGCAGCCTGCGCAGCTTTTGAATCCGGCCGTAGAGACGCTGGCGTCCGGCGGCGGGATTGCTGAAGGTTGTCGCGTCAGCGTTGGAGAGCACGCCGGTGAGGACGGGCTCTTCGAGGTTGTCGACCAGCCAGCTGAAAAGCGGGTTGGTGGGGTCTTTGGATTTGCGGGCCATCGAGAGCAACGGGGTGCTCTTTTGGTCTGCAACTGCGATTAAATCGGCCAGGTCCTCCCTGGCGCCGACTTGATTTTGAATTAAAAGCTCAGCCACTGTAGTTGGTTTTCTAAATATTGGTTTCGAAGTTTGGGCGGAAGATCATCACACGATGGCTTCCATGAATGCTTCGAGGGCGCCGCGATCGCCTCGACCCTTGAGCGCGGCTTCGGCCTTCTGCCGCAACGACGCGCCCGGTGAGGATACCTTCGGGCTGGCCGACGGGTTCGGGGTGTTCGGAATTCGATCCGAGCCCGACGCGCTGGCCGGTGCTGGCTTACTGGACTTGCCGGCCGATGCTCGCTTTTGCATCTGCTCGACCCTGGCCATGCGAAGTCGCTGCCCTTCAAACGCGTCGCCCACCACCAGCTCCCAGCCGGGAATCTTGGTAATGAACGGGTATTGCTTCAGCGTAGCGGTGAGGAAGTTGTGGGCCGTCGTGCCGGTCTTGAAAAAGTCCGGGTAGAAGGTTTGGGCTTCCGGCAAGGTTTGGGCTCGAACTGACAGGTATTCCTGCTGCTTCGGCCCGGCCTTGATTAACGACTTGGCGTTTTGGCGGATCTGTTTGACCGCGTCGGCATCGTAGAATTTCTCCTCGCCGTTTACGGTTACTGTTCCGCCATCGCGGTTGTCGTCGGTCCAATCAAGGACCGCCTGCGCTTTGGCAATCTCCGCCTCGAGGGCGGTGACGTCTGAGAAGGCACTGAGCGGATTCTCCGGGTCCATGGTGACGATGGGAGGCTTGGCCGCGGCGGTCGCCGTGGCGGCTTCGAGCTCGGCCTTGATTGCGTCGAGCTGCTCGCGCAATTCGTGCTTCTCAGCCGTAAGCCGGTCGATTCGCTTTTGGACTTTGTCCGGGGCGGGCTTATCGGCCGCCGCGTCCTGGTCCTTGGGCTCGGGTTCCTCGCCGGTTGTTTCCTCCGGGTCGTCCTCCGTCGTGGGCTCTTCGTCGTTCTGGTCCTGCGCCGCGTCCGTTGCCGGATCTGGCTCGGTGGATTCGTCAGCTGCTGCTTCGTTTGGCTCGGTCGTCTCTTCGTCGGGTTTGGCTTCGGTGGCGGCCGGCTTGAGTTGAATCCCAAGGTTGGCTGCGACTTCGGCGAAATCGACGTCACTGACGTCCGCTCCGGTAGTAGGTAGCACCTGCTGTGGTGTATCCATTGACATGGTTTTTAAGCGTCCAAGAACGCGGCAGCATTGGGGTGGCCGGCGCCGTGATCGGTGCCGTGCGTGCGTCGCTCAATGCAGAATGCGGGTCGCATGCATTGGGAATTACGGGCGACTGCCGCGGAATGATAGAGCCTGCCGTCGGAAGCAACGCCAAAGCGCATGAAGTAGCGCGAAAAAGCGTCTTAAATTACTTATCCGCCGACCCTGACGTGCTTAATAAATGCGTTTCTTTCGACACGTTTCGTGGACGTGTCTAAAGCACCGACATATCACAACGCTTTCTGCAGATAAACCGCACTGCCCCCACCCCACTTGGTCGCGGGGACGTAGAAACGGAAGCCGCAATTCACCAGGCTATTGATCGAGGCGACGTTGTAGGTCATGCAATAGGTGACCAGCTCGTTGACCGCGAGCTGCCGGGCAGCGGCGACGCGGGCGCGGATGAGTCGCTTTTGCAGTCCGCGGCCGCGGTGCCCGGGCACCACGCCGGCCCGATTGAGGAAGGCGAGGCCCTGGTTGCGCGGGTCTTTGCACAGACGCATTCCGGCATAGGCGACGGGTGTTTTGCCGCACCAGGCGATCCACCAGAGGCCGCCGTCGGGATTGACCCGGTCGTCGCTCGGGAAACAGATTTCATCCAAGGCCATCACGGCGACGGGGAGATCCGCCAGGGCGATGCGGTAGCCCTTCACTTCGTCAGGAGTCGGTAGTGCGGGGTCTTGCGCACCACTTGCTCGAGTTGGATGGCAAAGTCTTTGCGCTCGGCTTCGCCGTTTTTGACCATGTTGCGAATGCGCTGGCTGACGGTGAATGGAGCCTTGCCCGATTTATGGGCCAGGTCGGAAACCGTGAACCAGCCGGGCGGAATAACGTCCGGCGTGACCGTGGGCTTGACCATCTCGCGGCAGAAGGCCTCGAGCGAGGCTTCGATCTGCTCGGCCGTGATCTTCGTCTTCTTGGTCATATCCGGGTGATTTGCGGGGCCGGCGGATTATAAAATATGTGGTGCGGGGTGGGCAGTTCGCCTTCGGGCTTCCCTCGCCAATCCAGAATAAGAATGCTCGGCCGCGGGACGGAGTCGGGGACGACTTTGTGTCCGTGCCGGGTTAAGAATTGCCAGCCGCCGGTCACGCCGATCAGCCCGGAGCCGTCGCTATAGACGCCGCCGCAATGCCGATGGCCGCGGAGATAGACTTGGGCGATGGGATGGCCGGCGCGGACGCTGTTAAGACGGGCGTTACCCAGGGTGATGGAAAGTGCGGAGGCCTCGAGGTAGGCGCGGCTGGTCGCGCCAATATGGTGCGTCGCGTCGACCGCGCAGCCGTGAATGTTGATCAGCCACTTCTCGCGGGCAGCGCCGTCCTTGGCGCCGATGAGTTGAGCCAAGTAGGTTTCGACGTTGTGCGTATGGCATTCGGTCCCCTTTGTCACAAAGGTGGCGGCCGCCTTCGAGGTGAGCGGCTTGAGGGCCTCGGCCGCCATGGCGCAATGGTTTTCGATCAACGAGGCGACGACTTCCGGGGACCGGTGATGAATGCCTTCGGTGCTGTCGCCGTTTACTAATACGGCGTAGGGATCGCGGCCGGCGATCGTGGCGACTTGGCCCAGGGCATCCTGCCAGCATTCCCATAGCCAGGCTTGGTGGTGGTTCGAGCCAAAGTTGATCGTGTTGCCGGCCAGGTTCTCCGAGTCCGGCGGCATCAAGCCGACGGACGATCCGCAATGAAGGTCGGAGCAAACGACCAGGATGGACGTCTTGGCCGCCGCGGCTTTCTTTATCCGGCGGGCCATGGAATTGGGGAAGGCGCAGAGGGTTGATGCGGACCGCTTACCTGCGCTTCCCGTAGCACAGAGGAAGGAACATAGCCGTCCTGGGAATAAATGCGGCTCGCATTGGCTACGCCATGCTTTGCAGTATTTTTGACGTGGTGCCTTTCATCCATGCGGGGCGAGAGATGGGGCGGGGCCCGGTGATTTGCCAGCGCCGGCCGTCGGAACAAACGCCAAAGGACGCCAAGAAACGCCAAAAAGCGTCAGACTTTACAGGTGCTTGGCCATGGCCTCGCTGCGCTTTTGCTCGAGGTCGTCGTAGAACTCGACCAGGGCGCCGAGCTGGCCGGCGGCGTGCGCTTGGTAGCCAGGCTCTTTCGCCGTGGCCATGGCGCTGGCCAGGGCGGTCGCGTCGGCAATGCGGTCCTGCAGCGCGGACATGACGGCGATCCACACCGGCGAAGGATTCTCGCGGGTGAAGGCTAGCGCCTCGCCGGGGTCGAAGTCGGCCGGCACGGGGTAGAGATCGAGCGGCGCCCGGCGCCAGCGTCGGAAGAGACGGCGGAGCAGATTTCTCATTTCGGGCTGAAGGCGCCGATGCCCTTCTTCATCTGGTTGTAGATTTTCGGGCTGACAGTGCTCTTGCTTTTCGGCCGGCTGGTGCCGGCTTTCTTGCGAGCGTTTATGTTGGCATAGAGGCCGGGTTTTTTCTTGTTCATAGGTTTACCATTTCACTTTGTTGGCCCAATAGGCCGCGGACATTTTGCCCTTGGCGATATTGGAGGCATGTCGGGCTTTGAATGCTTTGTTCCGTTTCGTGCCCGACGGGCTGCCAATGACGCCCTGTTGTCCGAACCGGATAATTTTCTCTTTCCCACCGGCGCAGGCCTTGACCACATGCGACTTCGTCGCGTGGCCGGGCGTGCGCTTGGGGGCGTTGCACTTCATCTGAGATTTTTTGATCATAGCGTTCCCTCCAAGTGCAGGGCTTTGATCACGTCGGAGCGGCGAAACCATTTCTTCTTAATGCCCTTGAGTTTGACCGGTTGGAGGAGCTTGGCTTCGATCCATTTGCGGTAGGTCGCATCGGTAATCTGAAGCCATTCGAGCAGGTCGCCGCGGTTAAGGAGTTGTTTGGTCATAAGTAAGTATTCAGTTTTCGGTGTTCAGTGTTTGGAGTTTGGGGAGTCAGTAGGAGCCGGCGGGTTTTACTTCGAGATCCTTGGTCGAGACATACGCGGCGCCGCTGAGAACCAGGTAGCGCAGGCAGTCGATGGCATCTTTGGTCCCGGCGGTCTTGGTATTGCCGGTTCCGGTGTATTGGCTGAGCGCGAAAATCACGTTCTTGCAGTTGCTGCTTACGTAGAGCTTCGGCTGGTTGAGTGCATTGATGTCTTCTGGATTTCCGTCGTAGCTGAGCATGTCGATGATCATGGTCACGCCTTCGGCAATGGCGTCTCCGGGCGCGGCCGTGAAGTGCAGGCCGATCTCGGCACATTCTTCGATGAGCGTGGTGGCGCCTTCCCGGGAGACGGTGGCCGCATTGCCGTAGCGCGAATCCATCGTGCGCTCAAAGATGCTATAGTCGTCGGCCGCGGCCGCGTGCCGGGCTTCGATGTTCTCGATCTCGAGTTTGTAATGGCTGAGCCCAAAGCCGAACGATCGTTGCGCGTCACCGGCTACGCCGTCGGGATTGTTGCCGCCGGTCACGGCCCAGGGCCCGGGTAGGCCGACGCCGGGCACTTCGCGCACTTGTGAGGGCCACTCGTCGTAGATAAAGCACCGGCCCGTTTCGTCAAACCGGGCCCAAAGCATGAACCAGTTTCGCCCGGAGCACGGGTCGACGACGTGGTAGTTGACGCCACGGCGCGGGATGAGCTCGGGCGCGATGACGTGGACGCGGGCGTCGAACTTGGCAAACATATTGGCCGCCTTTTTTGTCGGCACTCCGTAGGCCCGCATCAGGACGCGGTCTTTGGGCGACTTGAGCAGCTCGGTCTTCATCGCCTCGTAGTTGCCGAAGGGGTTGTCCTGGGTATGGAAGTAGACCACCCGGGCCGTGGGCTTGACGCATTGCTGCACCCGTGGCACGCGCATCGGTTGGCCTTTCTTGTCCTTAACCAGCTCCGCGATCGTGTCCTCGAGAGTCACGGCGCCGGCCAGGTATTCGGCGACCGTGTCGGTATAGCCAAGGATCGGGGTGAAACCGACCGCCAGCTCGCCGTTGCGGGTGATTAACCGGAAGCGCAATGCCTCGATCCACTCGGGATTTACCAATTCATCAGCCCAGCAGTAGTTCAGCTCGGCACCTTCTATGGCTTTCACGTCCATAGAGTAAAATTTGAACCAGCACTGACTGCCATTCCCGAGGACAAACGAGTTTTCTGTGAACCCCCCCTTTTGTGAGTAGGTCACATTGGTCGTGACTCCGCGGCGTAGTTTTCCGGTGGCCGCGGGCTTCCATTCCGCAGGTAAATAATCCCAAATGTAAGGTTGTTGGTTCTGAATGCTGGAGGCTTCGGTCGATTGCAGGCACCAGACTTTGGCCCCGGGAGTATTGACCAATACTTCGACGGCCCGGCGAGCCAGGTAGCGCGATTTCGAGGCGCGGTTGCCGCCCAGGATCAGCAGCTCGGTCACCCCTTTGGGGAATTTCTCGCGCAATTCGGCAAATTGCCGGTCGGCCGTTTGCCAAATCGGGATGACGTAGCCGTAGCGATACGGATCGTCTTGCTCCTGGCGAATGCGTTCCTCAAAGATCCGGTGAAATTCGGCGAATTGTTCGGCGCTGAGCCACCGCACGCCATCCGCAAACCGCGCCTTGATGTTGCCCGCGCTGTCGCGGCCAAGCAACTCGGGCGGCTTATGGATGACGTGGTCGGTGAAGATCATTGCCAAGATCCGGGTCGCTTCCTTACCACGGGTCCTCGTTGCCGGCCGCCGTCGAGGTTTCCTCGATCAGCTTGGGTTGGTCTTCTTTGGGTTTGATGAATCCGCCAATGAATTTGACGTCAGATTTGCTCACGCGCTTCCACGCGCTCAGCCGGTATTCTTTGATTGTCCCGTCAGGCATTTCGAGCATCGCGCTTCCGGTGTAGTCCGGTTGCGTGTCGTTGGCCTTGCGGGTGTTCTGGAACAATGTCCAGGTGTTGGGTTTAGGTTGGTATGTTGACATAAAGAATTATTCGCAGGAGTAGGTGTCGCGCTGACGTTGGATGCCGGTGGGCCAATGCGGGGTAGTGAAGCTGGTGTCGGCGAAGAGGACGTAGTCGGTCGGCTGGATGGTCAAGCGGCCGTTGTCCAGGGCGATAAAGGTGAATTCTTTGTTCTGGCTGGGCTCGGCGCTAAAGCCGTCGTTGAGCGGGGCGACGCTGAAGAGGTAGTTGCCGTTTTGCTCGTCTTTGTTTTCATAGCGGGCGCAGACTCGTTGCTCGGCCAGATACGGGTAGCAGTTGGCGCTCCACTCCCAGCCGTAGCAGTCCCACCGCTGCGCGGCGGTGATCGGCCAATGGGGCTCGGGATCAGGACAGAAGGCCAGGGCATGCGGCGGGAGATTCCGGTAGCAGGCGCCGCACTCGAGGACGACGGTGCATCCCCAGGCGCGGCCGGGCCAGCTGGCCAGGGCAAACCAGACGGCGCGGAGGAATCCGCGGGATTCTTTGTAAATGAAGGCGCTGTCGATCCAGATGTAACGATGGCGCGGGAGAGGTCCGGTGAAGGAGTTCATAAAGGTCTTAGACGGGCCATTTGATGCCTTGGGCGTAGGGAGCGATGGCGGGGCGGTTGAGAAAGGCGGTGCCGTCGCGGGCGATGCGGTCGCGCTCGGCGGGATCGGCCGTGCCGCGGGCGCTGAAGCTGGGCTCTTTGGCCCGGGTGGTGAAGGCGGCGTAGGGCCCTGGGACGTAGACGCCGCCGGCGCGTAGGGCGGCCAGCATGTAGCCCCAGACGTCGGACAAATAGCCGGTGGCGGCGTAGCCTTCGCGTTGCAGCCAGACCAACAGGTCATGACGGATCAGGCTGGCAACGCCACACTCGGGCCGAACGCTTTTGTGGGCGATGTAAGCGCGGTAATTTTCGGGCGGGAGATGAACCATGACGGGACTGTAGCGCACGGTGCGCAAGAGCTGCGGGGGGTCCTGGCTGTCGACGTGGTCAAAATCAGCAAAGATGGCACCGGGATTCTCGCCTTGGGCGTGAAGGTAGCCGCGACGAAGGGCGGCGATGCAACCGGGATAGAGGTAGTCGTCGGCGCCGATGCCGAGGACGTAGTCGGTCTGAATGCTTTCGATGATCGGCTCGAGGGCGCGGAGGTGATCGGCGCTTTTTGCAGGATGGCGGTGGACGGTAATGCCAGGATATTCGCTGGCGATCTCGTAGCTGCCGTCGGTGCTGTGGTCGTCGATGATCACAAACTGGTCGGCACCCTGGCCGGCGGTGGATTCGATGGCGCGGCGGAGGGTATCGGCGCGGTTCCAGACGGGCATGATGATCGTGATGTTCATGGCAGGGTGTAATCGTGGATGCCGATGTGTTTTAGGCGGATGTCGCGGTGGGCGTGGACGGGGATGCCGGCTTGCCAGGCGAGATAGCAAAAGGCCCAGTCTTCGGAGAGGTAGCGGCCGTCGCGGAGGCCGGCGGGAAACCAGTGGGTCCAGCCAGGACCTTCGGTCGGGAGGTCGGCGGTCATTTGCATGAGGGGGCGCATGGATTCCAGGGCACGCCGGGTGACGCGCAAAAAACCGGTGCCGATGGCGTCGACGGCGACGATGGGACCACGGGCGGCCGTGGGGATGAGCCGGCCGTGGCAGGGGCGACGGCTGGCGTGGCGTAAGGGATAGAGTCCGCCGACGATGTCGTGCTCGGTTTGGCAAATGGTGTCGAAATCGCTCCCGGTGAAAGCAATGTCGTCGTCGATCCAGAGGAAGGCGGGCGCGTCAGTCTGGGCCAGGACGCGGTCGAGGAGTTTGCTGCGGCCGCGGGCGATGTCGGATTCATGGTCGAGGTGGCACCAGCCGGCAAAATGCGGGCTCTGCATGGCGGCCATGAGGCCGGCGACGTAGCCGCCGCAATAGGTGTCGTTGCGGGAGCAGGTGAGGATCAGGGTTTTCATTCGATGTGTTCGATCTGGTCGAAGAGTTGCAGGACGTCGTCCAAGGCCCGGACCATGCCGGACTGGACGCTGCACATTTTTTCGTGAAGGTCAGCCCGGCGGACGTCGTTCGCCGTGCGGGCCTGGTCGGTGCTCTGCTTGTGCGCAGCGTAGCGGTCGACGGCCCGGCTGCGCAGCTGGTGGACGCCGGCACGGGCCAGGCTGGCTTGTTTACCAAGGCGTTCGTTGTGATCGCGCTCGATCTGCCAGCGGCGGGACCAGCTTTCAGGGGTGTTAATTTCAGCGTTCATGCGCGTGATAATTTCTTGGTGGCTCATGAGTTAATCTCCGTCTTTGTCGTTGAAGTTTTTGGGTTGGTAGGTTGCTTTGGTTGGAGTTTGGCGGTGCTCGGTTTTGTTCGAGTAAAGTTCTTCCGTGCTGTTTTTGAATTTGGTGATCTCGGCGTCAAAGAGGAGTTCGATGCGGCCGACCGGGCCGTTGCGCTGCTTGGCCAGGATTAAGACGGCTTTGCCTTTGTCTTCCGCGTTGTGCGTTACCCGCTCCGGGCGATGCAGCAAGGCAACAACATCCGCGTCTTGCTCGATGCTGCCGCTTTCCCGCAGGTGGCTCAGCTTGGGCTCGGCGCGTTCTTCCGCGTCGCGGTTTAATTGAGATAGGGCGATGACGGGCACACCGAGCTCCATGGCCGTCGCCTTGAGCCCGGAGCTGATCTCGTCAATCTCGAGGCGGCGGTCGGCCTGGGCGCGTTTGCTCGCGCCTTTCATCAGCTGCAAATAATCGACGATGAGAAGTTTGACGCCGTGCTTGGCGACAGCGCGGCGGGCTCGGGCCCGGAAGGCCGCAATACTTAGCGCAGGCGTTTCGTCAATGTATAGCGGGGCCTGGCTGATCTCGTCGTGTTTGGCCCCGAGGTTTTGCACGTCTTGCTTCGACATGAAGCCGTCGCGGATGCGTTGGAGCTTGACGCCGGCTTGGGTGCAAAGCACTCGCTCCATCAAGTCGGCGCCGCCCATCTCCAAACTGAACAGCGCGGTGGGCACTTTGTCGGCCAGGCAGGCATGCTCGGCGATGTTGGTCGCAAAGGCGCTTTTGCCCATGCTCGGGCGGGCGGCGATGATAATCAGCTGAGCCGGCTTTAGGCCGCTGGTCATGCGGTCAAAGTCGTGGAATCCGGTGGCAATGCCGATCGGCTTGCCGCGCTTTTTGTAGGCGGCCTCAATACGGGCGGCGGCCTCACCCACGGCGGTGGCGCAGTGCTGTAGGCCGGTTTGTTTCGTGTCGAGGCGCAGGTCGAGCAGGCTTTTCTCGCTGGTGTCGAGGATCTCGTCGCTCGTGCGCTGGAAGTTGCGGGCTTCGATCATTAGGTCGACGCCGATGCGGTGGATCTCACGCCGGCGCCAGTAGTCGCGCAGCTGGTCGGCCCAATGGCTTACGGTGCTGGCCGAGCATTCCGGGCGGGTGTATTCGGCGGTGATAAAGCCGGGGCCGCCTTCGATCCGCTCAAGCTCGCCGGTCTGGCGGAAGGTTTCGGTGAAGGTGAGCAGGTCGACGGGCTGACGGCGGGCGCTCAATGTTTTGAGCACTTGCCAGGCGGTGGCGTTGACCGGAGCAAAAAACCAGTCGTCGTGCACGAGCTCGAGGGCGGCGTCGAGGGCGGTCGTGCCGCCGTTAAGGACGCTGCTGATGAGGCCGGCTTCGGCGGGCTGGGACCAGAGCGGGATGGAG